CCCTGTGAGATCTTTGCAGGTCTCAAGTAATCTTTCGATAAGTGTTTCCATCTCTAACATCTCGCCAACACAGAGCTCCACACGGTCAATTTAGTGGAAGGGGACTCAAACGAGAAGGGGAATGCATGTTCTCTCACGCCAATGAGCATTTACAGTGGCGCGGGGACTCTCAACTGGTCAAACCAACGGTTGAGTAAAGTGCTTTGTCAAAGGCACAGTGACTTGTCGCTTAAAGCGCTGAGTAATTATTAAGCAAATATGAGTGGTAGGATCTCAGCTACCAAAACACACCCAACTACTTCTTCTGAGAAGTAGATTTTCGGGCGACATATTCGCCAACAATCCCGAGCAAGGATTGTGACATGTCGCTCGACGAAGAGGAGGGACACTGGTAGTCCTCCTTCTCCTCATCCTGCTCGACTAGCATACGCTCAAGTCGAGCAAGGCGTTCCAGCAATGAGGCTGGTTCACGAGCCTTCGACGTGATCAGAGCAGTGGGAAGCGAGATCACGAAGAGGTCAGCAGCAGCATTTCCCACCACGGTGCCAGGCGTCAGGACGAGTGTGCCTGCCGCTGCCGTCAGAGTCACGGCAAGCGTGACCGTGGTGAATGCGCCACTTGTTGAGGCGAGACTGTAGGCTGAACCCTGTGAGTCACGAGCGGGCGTGCTCGCGACAAAGAGGGATACCAGGCCAACGCCTCCTGTAGCAGAGGCGAATGACACCGATGCCCATGAAGTGGCAGCGGTCCCCTGGAAAACGAGAAGGTAGGTTCCAGGGATGCCAGCGGGGAATGTGACAGTATTCCCGGCGGCAGTGATTCCAGTCATTGTAGGGGTGCCCCCAGACTGAAGCGTCATGCCTGCCAAGTTATTGGCAGACACAGGCGCAATTGAACTGAGGTGGATCACACCCCCTGCCACCGTAGCAGGCTCAAGGATTGGCTCCTTGAGCAGGCAACGGTAGCGCACATACAAACGACCCAGCGTATTGCTGGTGCCGGTGCCCTGAGTAGTGACATACAGAGTACCGGCATTGTAGGTCTTCGCATCGGTGTTGGCCGGTTGCGCACCGGTCAGCACATACTTCGCAGGTGAGTCGCGCACGACGGCGCAATCCAGGCGAAGTGGAATGAATTCATCACATGGCATACCGACATTCTTGGTCAATGTCGACAGGACCTGCTGCAGCGTTGTAGGCGCAGGGTCGGAGGCATTGTAGTCGATTGACAGAATGACGTTGCCGGTAGAGGCCGAAGTGTTGAACTCAGAAGCAATTCGTTTGTAGTAGAACTCGAGCATCTGAAAGTCGTACTTGTCGTACAACTGCGCAATTCTCGAGCCCCAGGGAAAAGTTGTTGAATTTCCTGGGTTGATGCTGTAGGCTGTCGTGGCGAATCCCGAGGAGCCATTGACGTCAGCAATGTATTCGTCTTCCTCGATGACCTGGCGGAACCTGGTGGTCACGCCAGAGCTTGGATTGGATGAAAGTCCAAGCTTTCCAGTGCCACGGCGCACCCGCATAGGATTCGGCCCAGCGGGTGATGCCTTCGCCTTTCGGCGTCGAGGGCGATTCGCAGGTCGTGGTCGTTTTGCGATCGCTTTTCCCCGATTGCGGTTGTTGGGCGGGCCAGGATTTGGCTCGACACCCACCAGGCGAGGACTGGGCACAGCCTTGCTGAGCACCTTAGCCTGGACCGCTCTCGCTTTGCGTCTCTGTTGAGCAGCAAAGCGAGAATCACAGCCACGCCGCATATGCGGCATGCTGGCACACACTTGGTTTATGGAGTTTTCCTTCTCCCTGACAGCTCGACGCTTGTTGCAGAGTTGTTGATGTGTCAGACCGTTCGTTGGGTCGGTGCCCGCCGGTTTGCATGGTCCGGTCTCCTTCCTGAATTGGCTTTGAGTACCTTCAGTGGAATTTTACCAGTAGGGGTTAGCACGACTGCTTGTTATCCCATACAGACATCCAGCTTGGTAAGCTGGCTAGGTCGAAGTGCCCTGTTAACTGGTCAGGGTCCAGATTGTGGCGGGAGTTACTGGCTAAATCCCCGCACACCCCCCCAAACCACTAAGCAATAGCCGTGATTAAGGGGTCACTCCAGTTCTCAGTTAACTGGAGGCTTTTGTGCACTCTGCGTTGCTTTCTGAGTGGGCTTGTGACCATTTGACTCATCACTTTTGACATCTGGCTCTTGCCAGGAAACAACGTGAGTTCAAGCCGCATTACACCACATCACTCGTATGAGCGGAAAGGTGATAGTGCACAATTTTCAGGATAGTTAACCACATCACTTGCTTGAGTGGAAAGGCAACATCACTGAAGCCAACCAACTGGTTGGCATTTGGGACGTGGTTAGGCAGACATCCACGAGGGCCCTGACGTATCTCGGTCGAAAAGCATGTCGACGAGAGGGTCTTTATAGGCTTGCCCAAAGCGTAGACCTGAAACTGTCTCTTCCATGAGCTCCTGTTTCCTGTAAGACCACTCGTACTGGTCCTCTAACAGGAGGAAAGTTTCAGGGGACTCGGTTTGTTCGACCGAATCTCGAAGCACGTGTTCATCCCAGAAACGCTGATAGAAGGCTGTCGATCCTTCAGTCAGCTCCAGAACACGATCCAACACACAACGGAGGGGGGCTATATGAGCACAACTCTTCCACAACCCAAGCGCGACTCCACGCATCATCGACTCTCGGGAAACATTTTTAGGTGGATTAATAATATAGCCTAGCTTAGCAAGAACTTTGCCCGGCTTCGGGGCAAAGGTGTAGCCTTCTCGAGTGGTATACAACCTCATCGAGCAAAACTCCACATCATCGGTATGCGACCGGTACATTGCTTTACTTTCAAACCCTAAACTTGCCATGCCCTGCTTCCACGGGAACTGTGTTCGCTCGGCGTGGCGCAGGAAGTTGTCATCACCCTGAAGTAGCATTCGTATGCGCCCTTTACTCTGGGCCACTGTCTGCTTTGTCCATTTGCAGTACAGGTACAAGTGTGATAACCCGTTGATAATTGAATTGAACAAGGAGGTGTATGGGTCACCACTCTTCCTCGTTCCCTCGCATTTGTAACGCCAGCCATGATGGGTTCGGCCATGTGTTTGTATATTGGCCTTCATCAATGCTAGGACAGCATTAGGCGCTCCCCAATATCGGGATAGCTTCACCTCTAGCTGACACCATGGCTTCCGGATGGAGGAATCAAACTTCCCCAGGTCGTCCTCTAACATCCGGCCTCTGCCCGCGACCGCGAAGCGAGCTGCAGCATCAGCTCTAACCCCGCTCGTAAAACAGAGGAATTCATTTTTGATGGACCAGCGTCTCTTCAAGACATCCTGTGCTGCCATGCACCACGGTCCTACCAAACAAATGAACTCTGGCGTTGCTCCCTGGATAAGTCTGGGTGCCTTATCCTTCACTCCAAGAGGAGACTCATACAAATTATTCTCAACCTTAACGAACGAGGACCGTGTAGTCCATTGAAAGAGAACGTTCTTAGGGAGATTTGAGGTCTCGTCTATGCCTTCAGCGTCTAAGAGGGCTTTGGTCTCAGACAAAGTCTTCTTGACGCTCGGTGAGGCGTTGGATCTTCGCAAGTATTCGCTCCAGGGGACAGAGCGGATTTTACGCATGCGGGGGAACAGTTCTCGTCTGTTCTCCCAACACCAATGAATGCAGTTCGTGAGCTCTTCGGGGTCGGGTTCCTGAGTTTCAGAAAGGACACGCGCGATAAGAGCCTGCTTCTCATTGTGTGCGTTACTAGCGAATGCTACGGGAGCATACTTCCCTGTGTCGAAGCCATAAATCGCTTGAACTCCCCGCTGTTCAGCATATCCTTTTGATCGGATCGAGGGGATTCGGGGTTCACGAAAGTTCAGGCGGGCTCCAGGCTTAAATTCTTTGGGTATTGGGAATTCCTTGCAGTTAATGAGTGGTCGCATTTGAACGGACTCTTCCCACTTCTGCAGGGGGGCCCTTGGGGTGCCCCTAAGCCAGGAGAGCAAGGATTGGATCACTTGCGTTTATGGCGCACGCTCCCAGGAAACCAGCGAATTGACTCATGCTGTAGTAACCGAACGCGACTGTCACGTCTCTGAGGTATAGAAGGGAGTGGACCCAACCACCAAAGAGCATATAAACTATGTCTGAGGCAACATAGCCCTTCGAGAAGCCCCATTGGTTCAACAGCCAGCGGGCAAGCCACGATTGATGGCCGATTGGGTCCACTCCCCAACCTCTCGGAAGAAACCCGTCCCACCATGGTGTCTCCGGCTGAATTGGACAGCACAGAGATGCGAGTAGCACCATGCAGAACAGGAAAAGGACAAAGGCAAAACACGAGCATAAGACTTCAAAGGCCTGCTTGAAAGCCTGAGTCTCGACAGCATCCTTCGTGTACTGCCATGATGAGGTAAGATCTCCCAAAAGATCCGACAAGTGCGCTTGCTGCCACAACCGGGCAACAATTTGCTGTTCACGAGAGCTTTCTAGATAAGCAATCGTTGGTGCGCACCTCACAGTGCGGTAATGAGTAGCGGAATCAAGCCGCACTTGCCCTGCCAGCTTGCGAACCTTTGCAACAGCAACAGAGAACTCTTTACCTGCACCGTCCCTCACCCGATCAACCCAATGAACTTTCAAGGAATCGACAATCGAAGCTGGAAGCATAACATCGCTCGATGCCGAGCGGAAATGTGCTCCAAGGTGTTGTACATACTGCTGCACACCTGTTGCCACAGTTGAATTATAGTGGCCAATGAAGCTCAAATTAGGCATTTTATGGGGCACCAGTCGTACCTCAAGATCTGCCATTTCATGATCTTCAATGCGATGAGGGTTTCCACCCTCTTCCTTGACATCAACCTGGCGAACCAGGATGGGTTGATCAATTCCCATGACCTCAGAGGCAACTTCAGACAGGAGCTCAACTCTGTCTTGATGAGGAAGCTGCCGTTCGCCCAATCCAGGGGCGACCCACCCGACCTCAGCGCTCGGGCGCTCAAGGCGGTAGGCGCCAGGGACTGCCGGAATCGGTCGTCCTCTGGCTCTGACAATCATAGTCGGGACCCCCTCAGGTTCAGGAGGTTTCACACTCGCCCAGTGATACGCATTCACTTCACACTGCTCCAACAGTGTTAATTGGGCACCTCGGCCAGTCTTCAAGCGGCACTGATACTTCTCAAGTGCTGATGATAAAGCTTGACACTGACAATTGCCTCCATGCATTCGTGCGGAATGAACCATCGCTCTGAACTGCTGGGGTACGGCCGAAGCAACATGTGGCTCCATTTCAGGAGACTTTCTTGGGAGTTGGGATGCCCCACCTTCGGGCACCTTTGGCGACTTTCGCCGAGCCTTACGCTCTCTCCTCTTCCGTTTGGAAGGCATCTGCCGTGGAACGGCATAAGGCAGGCATGGCTGGCCTGACTCATTCACCGTTTTCACGACAGGAATTTCGCGGACTGCATCAGCGTATGAACGCTGCTTGGACGCAGAGCGATGACGCATCTCACCAGTAAGGGGCCGTTTGGGCACTTGCTTGCTGAGCGCGTTTGTCCTGCTCCAAAGAGCAGGGCTGGGGACGCTGCCACTCCTCTGACTCGAACAACTTTGGATCGAAGTGATGGTATCAGAAGGTTTCATGGTTATAACGTTTCCCCGAGGGACTGTGATGGGCCTCCAGGCCGATGCGGACTCAGCTACTTTGCAATCACTGGACAATCACATGGGCGGTACTACCCCTACCACACAGACCCCCCCTGTTTCTGGACAACAGGAAACCCCGTGCGGAATACACGCCACGGCTCGATCCCGGTGTACTCGCAATGAGTTAGACACCGGCTTCCGGATCAATGCCGCATAATGGGTTTAGGATACACGGGCTCCAGTGCTGTCACACAAGCCCTAGATCTATATCAACAATGCGACTCCCCATACAGTAGCAAGAAAACAGTAGGCGCCGCCATTCGCGCTTTGAAACAAAC